CACCAAAAGATATGGCAAATAACGGACATCATCCAAATTATAAAGGTTAAGATATATGGCAACTGCATTATTTATAAGTAGAACAGACTTAGTAAAAAACACTATCATTGATGGAAATGTTGATACTGATAAGTTTATACAATTTATTAAGATAGCACAAGAAATTCACATAACAAACTATTTAGGAAGTAAATTATATGATAAAATTTCTGCTGATATTGTAGCAGATACTTTAACGGGGGATTACTTATCTTTAGTAAAAGATTACATTCAGCCAATGCTGATACATTTTGCAATGGTTGAGTATTTACCATTCGCTTCTTTCCAAATTAAAAACGGAGGTGTATTTAAACACAGTTCAGAAAGTTCTGAATCAGTAAGTAAAAGTGAAATAGAATTTTTAATACAAAAGCAAAGAGATTTTTCAGAATATTATACAAGAAGATTTGTGGATTATATTTGCTTTAATAGTGCAAAGTTTCCTGAATATTTGAATAATAGTGGTTCTGATATTGACCCTAATAAAGATGTTAATCCTACAAATTGGGTATTTTAATGGCGACATACAAACCAAAAGAAGAAAATGTAAACCGTTTAAAAACGTATTTAAGCAAAGTAAAAACTAAAAAATAAGATGGCAAACAATATTAATTGGGGTAAAATATATAACAACACTTCTTGGGGAGTTGGTGTTACTACGAATACAATTAGTTGGGGTAAATCTTATCTTGACTTAGCGAACTCTTTATCTTTAATCGTAAAAGGTTTTATAGATAGAGTAGAAGCAGACGGAGGTGTTTTAGAGGCTTTAGGGTGCTTAAAAACTGCTTTTCCTTACATACCGACAAGTAGTGCAATTACTGCGATTCTAACACCTTTAAAAGTAAGGTCAACTTATTACGAGAATGAGGTCGGAACTATTAAAACTTTACAATCACTTGAAAACTGCGAAATATAATGGCGAACTTATTAGAAAAAGCAAATATTTTAATTACGCCAACCGCTTATAGCGATGGTAAGATTCACTCTGCAAAGCCTATTCAAAGTTTAAGTGCGGAGAAGGTGGTTAATGGAGATTTTGATACAGATACAAATTGGTCAAAGGGCAGTGGTTGGACTATTAGCGGAGGAAAAGCAAATTCTGATGGTAGTGTTGGTAGTAACAATTTAAGACAAAACAATATTTTAATTGTGGGGAAAACATATAAAATATTAATAACGGTTTCTAATTATGTTTCAGGAAGCGTGCAAGTATCGGCGGGTGCATCTCCAAGAGGTACAATGTCAGATAACGGAACTTATGTTTTTTCGCAACAAGCTACACCTACGGATGATTTCTTTGTTATTTCAAGTTCTTTCAATGGCTCAATAGACAATATTTCAGTTAAAGAAATTATAGACTCAGACCTAAACTTTACAAGAGGAAGTGCGGGTACAAGAGTTAATGCGCAAGGCTTAGTAGAAAATTCACAAGGCAATAGCATTCCAAGAATAAACTATAAAGATGGTGTAGGTAGTTGGTTAATAGAGCCACAGAGTACAAATTTAATTACTTATAGTGAAGATTTTAGTCAATGGACCGCCATAGGAAGTCCAACTATTGAATTGAATAATATTATTTCTCCATATGGAATTTTAAACGGAACAAAATTAACAAGGGGTAGCAATCCAACTCCATTAAGGTTAAGCACATCTAATATTTTAAATACAGAAAATACTTTTACAATTTATGCTAAAAAAGGTAATTATGATAAACTTGAATTAGATATAGGTGATGAAGGAAGCTTTGAATTTGATTTAACTAATGATTGGCAGAGATTTGATGTTACAGCAACACCAACAACTTATAATCACGTTGACATTTCATTACCATCATCATTAAGTGGAGATTTTATTTACATATTCGGAGCGCAATTAGAACAATCCTCTTACGCTTCATCCTATATCCCTACAAACGGAAGCGTTCAGACTCGTTTAGCAGAAACTGCAAGTAGAAGCGGATTAGGCGATTTGATAGATTCAACACAAGGAGTTTTCTATGCGGAGATTTCAAGAGAAAAAGGTAACGAAGATTCATTAGCTATTTCTATAAACGATGGAGGCACTACAAACGCTGTTTCAATGTATTATTTCGGAGTAGATAGCCTTTATGTGGATATTTTTAATTCAAGTGGAACAGTAACGCTTTCGGCTTTAAGCATAGATACCTCTATAAGTAATAAAATTGCGGTAAAATATAAAAGCGGAGATAGTTCTCTTTGGTTAAATGGGGTTGAGGTATCTACTAATTCAGAAGCAATTTCTTTAGTAGGATTAAATGAATTGTCTTTTGATTATGGAAACACTACTATTCCTTTCTACGGAAACATAAAAGCAGTATCAGTATTACCAATACTAACAGACCAAGAATTAGAATGCTTAACAACAAGATAAAAAAATAAAAATGGCAGAACCAAGTATAGCAATGATACCTTCGGGGTATAAAGCAGAAAAGATTTATAGCGTTTTACCAACGAATGGTAACGCTGATTTAGATTTTGCAAGAAATAGTAAATCGACAAGAATTAACGAACAAGGCTTAATAGAAGAAATGGCGGTAAACGTGCCTATTTTAGATTATAGCGATGGAACTTGTCCAAGTTTAAAATTACAACCACAATCTACAAACCTAATACCATATTCTGAATCTTTCGGTAACAGTTATTGGGTAAAAAAAAGATGTACTATTGATGGAGGTGGGCATATTTCGCCAAGTGGTGAAAGTAATGCTTTTAAGATGACTGCAACAGCAGATGATGCAAGACTACAAGATGGTTCGGAGTCAGTAGGAGTAGTTTATAATCAATCTATTTATGTCAAGTCTGCTACGGGCAGTGATGTAAGTGGTCAATTAGACTTTACAGGAGCTCAGATACAAACATTTACTGCAACAGACCAATGGCAAAGAGTTACTACCACATCAGACAATACAAGGTCAGGGGTTGTTCGTGTTAGAATTACAAATTCAGGAGATGAGTTGTATATTTGGGGTGCTCAATTAGAACAACTATCTTACGCTACATCATACATAAAAACTGAGGGTTCTACACAGACTCGTTTACAAGATACTGCTTCTAAAAGTGGTTTAGAAAATGAAATCAATAGTGAGGAAGGAACTTTCTATGCAGAGATTTCCGCTTTGTCTAATGATGGAACACTAAGAAGAATGTCTATTTCTGATGGTACTAGCTCTAACAGATTGTACTTTCAATTCGACTCTGTTAGTAATAGGATTTACTGTTCTTTAGTTGTAGGAGGAGTATCTCAAGTAGATTTGTTATACGTTACAAGTGATTTACTTACACTTAATAAAATTGCTTTCTCTTTTAAAGAAAATGATTTTAAACTATTCATTGACGGAGTTTTAAGGGGTTCTGATACAAGTGGCTCTGTTTGGTCTGCTAACACTTTAAATAGATTGGCTTTTGATGACGGTAACGGTGCTAATATTATGAGTTCTAAAACAAAGGATTTACGAGTATACAAAATAGCTTTAACAAATGCACAATTAACAACTTTAACAACAATTTAATTATGATAGTAGCAAAATACGAATTTAATAGCAGAGAACAATTTTTAGACAAATACGACAACTTACATACTTCTGATGATGAGGGAAATAAAGTACCAAAGTTTAAATTTGCAAAAGTTGAATTAGGTCATATTACCCTACAAAAAGAAGAACTTGACGAAGATGGAGAAGTAATTTCAGAAGCAGTTTTGTCTGAGGGTTGGTGCGTAGATATGGCTTGGTTCTTAGAAGATGAGTTCAACGAAGATGGAGAGTTGATAGCAAAAGAGCATCCTTACGGTTGGAAGTCTTATAGCGTAGATATAGATACAGAGGGAGTTCACGGGATTTCAGGCGTAAGTTACTTAGATAATAAATTTTAATGAAAAAATTAGCTAACTTTATTAGTAATTTAAGAGAAGACCACAAGGCACACTTCATTGTAGGTGTACTTACGGGGTTTCCTATGGTATTACTATTCGGTAATATTGGTGGCTTAATAGCTATTGTTATTTATGCTCTAAAAGAGTTGGTTTATGATAAAGCATTAGGTAAAGGGAATATGGAGTTTTTAGATTGGCTTTACAGTTCAATTCCTGTATTCTTTTACTTAATAATAAAAAACTTTTAATTATGCCCCCTACAAATAAAATATTATTAGAGCAAATTCTTGATGAA